TTCAGCAGATGAACCGGATAAAAAGCAGGAGGAAAATGGCGGCTCCAATGATGAACCGGATAATAAAGAGAAAAAGGATGAGAAGGTTGAGACTATTGAAGACATCTTCAAATCCATGACCGAAAAACAGCAGACCGCCGTTTTTGCAATGATGACCGAGTTCGCAGGCAAAGAGGTTTCTAAAAAAGAAGATGATGAATCTAAAGGAGGAGATGACAATATGAAACACAATGTTTTTGACAACGACAGACGCGATGATAAGAATTTTCTGTCTCACGCAGCGCAGAAAGAAATTTTGGACTTAGCTAAGTCCAGCGGAGTCGGATCTTTAAAAGCTGCTATGGAAATCTACATGGATGAACATAGCTTACAGCATGACGGAATCAGCGGCTTTGTACAGTCCGGCACAGGCGACGTTACAACGCTGTTTCCGGAATATGTTGAAGCACATCCGGGGCGTACACCTGAACTCATTACAAATGATATGGGATGGGTTGACGCTATTATGGCGAAGACACAGAAAATTCCGAATGGTCGCGTTCGTACTTCTCATGTAGATATTCGGAACATTGATTCCCTGTCTGCAAAGGGATATAAGAAGGGTAACGAGAAGAAGATTACCGGAAACTATGAGTTGGTAAGACGTACCACCGATCCGCAGACCGTGTATGTTACTTCCGAGCTTCATCGCGATGATGTGGTAGATATCGAGGACTTTGATTATGTACAGTTCCAGTATGGAATCGATCAGATTTCTCTGAAGGAAACCTTGGCCGTTGCGACTATGATCGGCGATAGCCGGGAGAACAGTGATCCGGAGAAGATTCGTCCTGTCTGGACCGACGATGAACTGTATACTATTCATAAGGATATCGATTTCGATGCAATGGCTAAAGAACTTCAGGGCAACAACACTGGAGATTATTTCGGAGAGAGTTTCATTTATGCAGAGGCCATGATCACAGCGCTGCGTAAGGCTCGTAAGAATTTCCGTGGTACTGGTAAACCTGATCTGTTTATTACAACAGATATGCATAATACCATGATTCTTGCAAGAGATCGTAACGGTCGTCGTATCTATGAGACTGACACTGAGCTTGCGGCAGCACTTGGTGTTGATAAGATCTATGAAGTTACTCAGTTTGAGGACAAGATTCGTACCGACTCTACTGGTAAAAAGCATAAGCTTCACGCCATTTGTGTAAATATGGCCGATTATGGATATGGCGCATCCAAAGGCGGTGATGTAACTCATTTCACTGATTTCGATATTAAGTTTAACCAGCTTCAGTCCTTACTGGAGACTCGTAAGTCTGGTCAGCTTACCAGAATTAAATCTGCTATCGTTATCGAGGAGATCGTTACGGCTTCCGAGGATCATACAGCCTAAGTCTTAGAGGAGAAAATTCAAAATGAGTAAATTCTACGGGGCAATCGGTTATGCCGTAACAGAAGAGATTCGACCGGGTGTCTGGGGGGAGACGATTACAGTTCGTGATTACTACGGAGATGTTATTCGGAATACTCGACAGTATCAGAGTTCGGACAATCTCAATGACAATCTCAACGTGTCGAATGAGTTTAGCATCGTAGCCGATCCGTTTGCTTATGCGAATTTTCATTCGATGAGATTTATCGAGTATATGGGGGCTAAATGGAAAATTTCAAATGTTGAAGTTCAGTATCCCCGTTTAATATTGACGGTTGGAGGTGTTTATAATGAGCAGACGACTGAAACTGCATAATATTCTATGCGCCATTCTCTCGTGTCCGGATAAAGGATCAGAGTGTCGAGCTTATTTTCAACCACCGTCATCGGTAAAAATGAAGTACCCCGCCATCGTTTACGCTCTCGACGATATCGAGAATACGTTTGCGAATAACGGGGTTTATTTGTCTGCGAGAAAGTATTCGGTAACAGTCATTGACAGTGATCCGGATAGTTCTCTCGTTGGCAAGGTGGCATCTATGCCGACAAGCCGATTCAATCGGCATTACACGAAAGACAACTTAAATCACGATATCTTTGAAATATTCTTTTAAGGAGGAACAACCAAATGGGTACAACAAAAAAGAAAATCAGATGGGACCAGATTGGCGAGCGAAAGTTTGAGACTGGTGTTAGCAACGGTGTCCTTTATCCTGGCGACGGCTCTGGTGGTTACAAGAGCGGAGTAGCTTGGAATGGGCTGACCAATGTTCAGGAAAGTCCTTCCGGAGCAGAACCAAATCCTATCTATGCTGATAACATTAAGTATCTCAACTTAATGTCTGCTGAGGAATATGCTGCAACGATTGAAGCTTATATGGCGCCGGATGAATTTGCAGAGTGCGATGGTTCAAAGGAAATTGCGCCTGGCGTATATGCGGGTCAGCAGAATCGAAAAGAATTTGGCTTCGCATATAAGTCTCTTATCGGTAATGACACTGAGGGCACAGATTACGGATATAATTTATATCTTGTATACAGATAATTCATTGGCACATTAAGAACAACTAATGCAACCATAATTATTGCCTGAATAATAATATTCTGTATAGTATACAGATGTCTTGCGTCCCCGTCCGATAAGGATCATTCATCTGTTAATGAAAGTGTAGATCCTGGAACATTATCATGGGAGGTATCTACTACTCCTGTCGAGATCAATACCCTGATCGATGGTAAGAAATTAAAGCCAACTGCTACTTTGAAGTTCGATTCTACCAAGATCGATGCGAAGAAACTGGCGGCTCTGGAGGAGATTCTGTACGGTAAAGATCCTTCTTCTGCCGAAGCAGACGATGGTGTTGAACCGAGACTTCCGCTTCCGGATGAAGTAATTAAGATTATGACTGCAGAAGGTTAATAAAAAATAATACACAAACCACAGATGGAGTCGTATTCAGGAAAGCTGGCGACTCCTTTTTATTCGAAAGGAGAACAAAACTATGTATGCAGTAACAAAGACTTATAAAGATTTTAATGGTGTTGAGCGCACCGAAACAAAGCTCTTCAACCTTACCGAAGCAGAGGTTATGGAGATGGAACTGGGCACAGCTGGTGGAGTTGCTGAGATGCTTCAGCGCATCGTAGATGCAAAAGATCAGCCGACCATTATCAAGTTCTTTAAGGAATTTATCTTAAAGGCATACGGAGAGAAGAGCGCTGACGGTACATATTTCGAGAAGTCTGAAGAGATTTCCAGAAAGTTTGCCTGCACT